AAGATGCCGTTATCACCACAGCGGATTGTATTCTTCTGATTGTTTGCGAGATGCTTATCCTGGGGTACGATATGAATATCGAAACCGACATTACCTGCAATTCTTGCTATAACCTTGGCTACATCAATTTCATCAATGTCAGCAGAGGTTTCAACAATCACCGTGCAGTTTCCGTGACCGATAAGAACCTCAACTGCAATCTTGGGGTCTTTTTCTTTTCTGTATGCCAGGTCAACAATACCCCCGGCAATTCTGTCCGCTATCTTATCAGGATGCGAAGGGTTTACTTTTTCAAACATAATGTTAATCCTTTCCGAGCTGTATGCTCTTTGTTTATTTTCTTCCCTTGCGAGCTTGCAGCAAACGCTCCATAGCATCGTCCTGGGGTGTTGCACCTCCATACTCTCCGGTGCAGTTTTCTTTGACAATCTGGAAAATCTCCATCCACAGTCTGTTGGTCTGTGACATGAAGTTTTGAGCCATAGCTACATAGGGACTCTGAATCGCATTACCCGTCGTTGGGTGTTTCGCAAGGAAACCGAACTCGGTAATTGCCGTTTCGCATTGAATCCATCTTGCTACGCTCATCGCATATCTTTCCAGGAGCTGCGGTGAAACCAAGGCGGTACATTTTCTTTCCGCCAACCACTGCCAGGTTGTTTCATACACATCGGCAGCTATCAGTTTCTTACCGTCTTTTTGGGTTGCAGATAACATCTCGGAAGGTTTCGGCATCGGTTGACCTTCTAAATCGACTGAATCATTATTAAAGTCGATGACAGTCAGCTTTCTTTTTCCGGGGTTTCCTTCAGCAATTTTATCTGCAAGAGGCTTCTTTTTAGCACCCGAGCCAACACGAGCGCCGCCTCTATTGGTGCCGTCTTTTGCCACTTTTTTACCTCCTTTTTAGTATTTAGGGGTTAATACCCCCTTTGAAATCGCGGTTTTGTGCGTGATACCCCACGCCCGTTGCACAAAAAATTAGTCGTGGAGATTTTGACCGCCCCTACCATCAGGAGTTGTGCCATCTGTCACCACGCTCTGCATGAATTTTTGCGTGACAACTCTTACAAAGAGCTATGAGGTTATCTCGGCTGTGTGTTCCACCTTCTGACAACGGTTTCTTATGATGAACCTCTTGTGTCGGTACGAGTTTGCCATCAGCTTGACACCTCTCACACAGTGGGTGTTCTTCAACATACTTGTCTCTGATTCGTTTCCAGGCTCTACCATACCTACGACGTACAGCAGGGTCTCTGTCATACTTCTCGTAGCGTTTGGCTTCAGCCTTGGTGTGTTCTTCGCAAAACCTACCATCCGTAAGGTTAGGACATCCAGGATGAGAGCAAGGTCTCTTCGGTTTCTTTGGCATTGGGTTCACCTTCTTTCCGGGCAAAACGAAAACCATCGAAAGTTGGTGTGAACTCTCGATGGCTTTCATTCGCAGTTTCAAACAGGGTACTAAAACAAAAACTTTAGAAAGGAACTAATAGTTTTATTTTCAAACTCCCTATTATAATAATAACATATGGTGGCAGTCTCATTCCATCTCTTTTTCTCTCATTGCAAGGAGCTTATCAATTTCTGCTATTGCTTTATCGTGGAGTCGATGAATATGCTGTATACTGTAGTACATTTCTACAGCTACTTGTTCCCAGGTTTTGTAGCAAACGTATCTTAGTTCAAGTAACATTTGCAACTCGGGTTCTTTAACAGCTCCGATTAATTTAATAATATCTCTTTTAAGGTCAACAAGCCTATCAATGTCATCATTGATACTGTGTTCAAGGTCAATGATTTTTACAATAGTATCTTCCATTCTTGACGAGCCACGGTTAGGATTTCGAGGCATATCAGAGTATGTGGCTGTACATTTAGTAGAAAGGTCGTTCAAGTTAGAAAGAGCTTCAAGCTTGCTGTTAATTCTTTGGTCGAGTTTATAGCCTTGATTTAAATATTCTCTTGCGTCCATATTTATACCTCCAATGTCGCTTTTACTGCATCGATGAGAGCAGTTTGTATTTTTTCTTTTCGGTTTAAGGCTTTCATAATATTTTCATCGATTGTGCCTTTTGTAATAATGTGGTGAATGACTACGGTTTTGTCTTTCTGCCCCTGTCTCCACAGGCGAGCGTTAGTCTGTTGGTAGAGTTCCAAGCTCCAAGTAAGACCGAACCATATCAAGGTTGAACCTCCGCTTTGTAAATTCAAGCCGTGTCCTGCAGATGCAGGATGTATGAGGGCAACTGGAAGCTCACCTCTGTTCCAACGAATAATGCTATCGGAACTGTCCAAAAGAGAAAAAGGGATGTGCTTGGCTGACAGTCGTTCTTTTATTCTCTCAAGGTCGTGTTTGAACCAATAGGCTATGAGAACTGGTTTTCCGTTTGCGGCTTCAATAAGGTCTTCAAGGGCATCCAACTTTTTATCGTGAATGGCAAGAACCTTTTTACTTTCGTTGTACACGGCACCGTTAGCCATTTGGCAGAGTTTGTTTGAAAGCACTGCAGCCGTTGAAGCATCAATCTCTTCATCGCCAAGAGAAACAACGAGTTCTCTCTTGAAAGTTTCGTATACTTTCTTTTCCTTTTCTGAAAGAGTAACTGACACTTCGTTCATAACACAATCGGGCATATTCAAGAAGTCCTTTGCCCTCATAGAAATCGTTATATCGGCTATTTGCTTATGTATGCTTTCTTCTGAACCGGGAAGAGGTTTGTACGAGAAAATCACCTGTCCATTTCTCTTATCCGGCTGAAAATAATTGTTGCGGTAATGGGTTATGAATTTACCGAGACGCTTTCCCATATCAAGCAGTCTGAACTCTGCCCATAAATCCATAAGTCCGTTACTGCTCGGTGTACCGGTTAAACCTACAATCCTTTTTATATGGGGTCTTACTTTCATAAGAGAACGGAAGCGTTTTGTTTGATATGATTTGAAGGATGACAGCTCATCTATTACAACCATATCGTAATCAAAGGCAGTTCCGCTTTCTTCAATAAGCCACTGAACATTTTCTCGGTTTATGAGGTACACACTTGCTTTTTTATTGAGAGCTTCTTTTCTTTCAGCCTCTGTGCCTATTGCTACGGCATAGGTTAATCCTTTGAGGTGGTCCCACTTTTTTATTTCGGCAGCCCATGTATCTCTTGCTACTCTTAAAGGCGCAATGACGAGTACTTTTGAAATTTCAAAGCGGTCAAAAAGCAGCTCATAAATTGCTGTTAAAGTTATCACCGTTTTACCAAGTCCCATGTCGAGGAAGACAGCCGCTATAGGATTGTCCACAATGAACTGTGTTGCATAGGCTTGGTAGTTATGAGGCTTGTATTGCATTTATCGTCACTCCAATCTGCTCGGCACTGTCTATGCAGTAAACTAAAAAGCCGAGTGATTCTAACTGTCTTTTTCGCTTTACTTGTAGAGGTCTCATTGTTTCACCAGGTGCTTTCAACTCAATAAAAGCTATCTTGCCCTTTGGGAGGAGTACCAGTCTGTCTGGCACTCCATTTAACCCTGGGCATATAAACTTAAGAGCGAGACCACCTTTGGCTTTGACAGCCTTTACAAGTTTTGCTTCGATGGTTTTTTCTCTCATAAAACCTCCGTGTTTCTCATTGCTGTTGCCCTTGGTGTTTAAAACATTTTGTGTATATATGCCTATACGCATTGCCTATGTGTCCTTTTTTCTATACTTATAAACTTTAAGTAGTTAATGGGAAACATAGGCAACAAAGCAGACAACTTGCCTAACGGTGTACCCTTGGAGTGTTTACCATTGCCGTTGACAACACCCCTTTAAGGCAACAAATGGAAACGGATTAGATTTGTTACTGTTGCTCATCGGCAACACGCATATATGTTTTCTGAACCCCATATCCGGGAACTCTTGTTTTACCCGTACCGTTGCCATCGTAGCGTTTCCAACTACCGAGTTTAAAAAGAATGCCTTCAATTTCATAGGAGTCAGATTTCTTGATATTTTCACGTGGCTTACCGAAACACTCGCACCAAATCTCCATAACGCATACACGGGTGCGTTTAATACTGCCTTCAGCTTTTGATTCACCGAAGTCGGAGCCCTCAAGATAAGAACGGCGCTGGTAAAGGTCGAGGGAATCCCAGTTTTCAGGCAATAAACGGTCAAGATACTCCTGTACGATACCTTCACGGTCATCAGTTTCCATAGCATCTCTCTGCTGAATATATGCCTCTGCTGCAATTTCATCTTTAAGGAAGAGTTCTTCACCATCGTTGTAATACTGAAGAGCTTCTGCCCAAATCTGATCTACATCGTTAAGTTCCCAAGGCTTGTGTTTGGAATTACCTGTAACTTTGAGTGGCCAGAAACGACGATTTCCGCTGATATCACGGAGAAATCCGCCATCACTGTTAGTCGTACCAACGATGACACAAGACCTGGGATGGCTTTCAACTGTTGTGCCGTAAGCCTGGCGGTATTTATCATCAAGGCGTGTAACAAATGATTTAACAACCTCCACATCCATTTTCTTCATACCATTAAGTTCACTGATTTCAAGTATCCAGTAACCTTGGAGTTTTTCTGGTGCAGTTTTATCTTTCATGTCAGAAATGGAAAGGGAGTCTGAAAACCACTTCTTGCCGAGCCTTGCGAAAAAGGTACTCTTGCCTATACCCTGACCGCCGACAAGAACGAGTATGGAGTCGAATTTTATACCAGGCTGATAAATACGGGCTACAGCTGCAACAAGCGTTTTTCTCGTTACAGCCCTCACATAGGGTGTATCGGCTGCACCAAGATAATCTATAAGCAAAGTATCAAGTCTGCGTACACCATCCCATTTAAGCGTTGAAAAATACTCTTTTATAGGGTGATAGAGTCGCTCTGCTGAAGTTACTGCCAGCAGAGCATCTTTGAATTTTGTGGGAGACCACACGCCATAGGTGCGTTCAAAGTAGAGCTTTGCACAAGCGAGGTCGGTGTCATTCCAACCTGGTTTCACCTGATGCCACGGCAAAGGAGAAATAACATCAATTGTACTTTTGAACTGATTGAATACGATGCCCTTAAGATTTGTATCGTGACGAAGAATTGTGCAGATATTACTCATAGTATCTTTGACGTTACCGAACTTATCGAGAGTGAGCTGTGCCTGCCAATCCTCATCGGAAAACTCTTCTTGAGCCTGCTCTTTTCTTTCCTCTGCAAACACCATTTTTACACGGCTATCATCAAGAGCTATTTCGCACATAGCCTTATATGAGGGCAGTTTTGTAACGGGTGCATCGAGAGGTGCATTTTCATCACTGCTACCAAAAAGGTGTAAACGAACCAAGTCAAAGGCGTTCAAGAGTTTTCCGCATACAGGGTCAGTAGCATGATGGCTGTATGCGAACTTGTTATCATAAACTACAAGTCCCGCACTGCTGTCCGCGGGTATGTAATCATATCTTCCTTGCATTGCCGAGGGTTCGTAAATTTCTGCAAGGTAGGTGTCAATGGCGTCTTCAATCGTATAAGCACGGCAAAATGCTCCGACAATACCTGGTTTTGAGAGAGGGTCTTGCTGTTCAGAAATGGTGCGTTTCATTGCCGCTGACTGTCTTGAAGATACAGGCCAGGTTGAAGCATCGTGCCAATCGGCATATCTGTTAAGGTAAGCATCGGGGTCGAGCAGTTCACCGTCACGGCTGTCAAAGAAGAAGTCACCGTTAATCGAGGTTGAAGGCCAATACATAAGACGACAGGCTTCGTATGTGGTATCATCGAAAAGGTCTATGCCGATGTCTTTTGCAACCATTCTTGCAACTGCAGGATACTCCTCTTCGGATATATCGCGGGACAGCGGAATAACAAGACGGAGTCGAGGCTGTTCGGGTGTGTGTTTATGTGTGGAATAGACGCAACATCTGAAGGTGAAGAGCATCAGAATTTTCTGCCAAGTATCGGGAAGTGCGTAGTCCATGTCAAGAGTCAACGCACTACGGCTGTTAACCATTCCGTTCTTTCTTCTGCCTTCCTTAAGTTCGCCCGCAACGAAACCACCACAGTCTTTAATATCAGCCTGTGCAGCTCTGCCCATTTTTCGATACTCCTCGACAGTTTCGGGCGTGCGTTTCGTTTGGCTTAATAAGGCAAGGAGGTCTTCCCAGTTGATTTCTTTATTCTTAAGTTTCTTTTCGAGCCTTTTACCGGCTACAGCGATTTTCATCTTTTTTTCACCTCACAGTTGTTATTAAAATAGCGAATAGGAATATTCGTTTCTTTTGCGTGTTTCATTTCAATGCTCATTCCGTTAGAAATTCTGTCACCGAACACCCAAAGTTCAGAGCAAAGAGAAAGGAGGGAAATATCCATCTCCATAGCTGTTCTTCTTTCCTCTATATCGTCATCATCCATAAACTGCGGAAATAACAGATGCGGTGCAATTGGTGTGTAGCCTTTTTTTACAGCAAAACGGCTGTAACGGCGAGCATTGGTTAAGTTCATTTCAACCTCTCCTGAAAAGGGAGAGCAAATATATACAAGGGGTCTTTCTTTTTTCATAAATATCAATCCTTTTTATAGAAGTCACAGACATATCCGTCTGCGCGAAGGAGGAGTCCTTTTGCCCATTCTGGGGTTTGTCCCATAACGGAACAAATATCTTCAAGAGATGCATCTTTCGGTGCTTCAATGACGGCTTCATCGTGAACATGCATTACGATGTTATATCCGTGGTCATTCAGCCTTATCATTGATTCAGCAAGTATGTCACGGGCTGTGCCTTGTACGATGTTTTCTACGAGCTTAGGTCCGTAACTTTCAAGTCTGCACCACTTCTTCTGTTCACCGATGCCCTCATAGGTGATGCTTTCACTCCCGAAAATGTTAGTACCAAGTTTCGGCTTTACATAGCAGAGATTTCTGCCAGATGGTAAGGTTACAAAAAGGATGCCACTTTGGTAGGTAAAGACAACTCCATGGGTCCTGGTTGTCTTTTTTGTAGAGATACACTCCTTTGCTGCCCGGTCAACATCCCACCACATCTTTACAATATGAGGGTTGGAGTTGCGCCAAGCTGTTACCAGGGGCTGCAGCTCTTCTTCTTTCAAACCCATATTTAACGCTCCCATAGCCTTCAATGCTCCTACGGAGCCACCATAACCAAGAGCAAGTTCAGCAATCTTACCTTTCTGTCGGAGATGCCCATTAATGCCATTCTTCTGAACAGGAACATTAAACATCTCGGACGCTGAAGCACAGTAAATATCACCGCCTTCAGCAAATACATTCTGTCGCCAGTCTTCACCTGCCATCCAAGCAATTACACGCGCCTCTATAGCAGAGAAGTCAGCAACGAAGAAACGGTTGTTTCTTTTTGGAATAAAGGCTGTACGAATAAGTTCTGACAACACATTAGGTACCGAAGGAAACAGCAGTTCAACCATATCGAAGTTATCACTACGAACAAGCTCTCTTGCCAGTTCCAGATCTGGCAGATGGTTCTGTGGTAAGTTCTGTACTTGAACCAATCTACCCGCGTATCTGCCGGTCCGATTTGCACCATAAAACTGAATTAAGCCTCTTGCTCTGTTGTCAGAACATACAACCGTTTCCATAGCAACGAACTTTTTCACAGAACTTTTTGCAAGTTCCTGGCGCAAGGTAAGGGCATCTTTTACATCACCCTCGCTTTCATCTATCAAGTCTTTAACCGCTGCTTTCGAGAGGGATTCAACCTCTACGCCTTGTTCTGAAAGCCAATCCTTAAGTTGTGTTGGAGAGTTTGGGTTTTCAAGGTTTGTCAACAGTCGAGCTTTTTGCATATGTGTGTCTCTGAACTGCTCGTCACAGTCAATGGCTCGCCGCACAAAATGAATATCAATCATAATGCCCCTGTCGTTAATTTTCTGGTCGAGGTGGTAATTTACCCATTCGCTGTCACTAACAGGAAATTTATGAAGCTTCTCATGAATGCCGATTTCAGTCTCAACATCACGCTTGTTGTATGCTTTGAATAAATTCCATTTATCGGGGGCATCACTGTAATAATGCCGCTTATATGTTCCGTCTTTTTGTTTTACTGGTGTGCAGAAATATCGGATGAGGTCTTTGCCTTCTTTGAGTTTCTGCTTTTCAAGACCTAAAACTGCACCTACAGTTTCAAGTGATAAAGGTAAGCCTAATGTTGCACCCCAAACCATAGTGCAGTACCAGGAAGAGGGGTCAAGATAAATACCCGTGGGGAGTCCGAGATGCTTTGAGAGACATACACGCTCAAACTGTGCATTGAACGCCCACTTGCGAACATTAGGATCGGTAAGAGCTGTTATAACAGCCGTCGGTATTTGTTCGCCCATAGCAAGGTCAACGACCTCTACGGGAGCGGAGTCAATAGAGTAACCAAAAAGCAAAACTTCGAAGTCGGCAGAGTCGACATACTTATAAACACCGCTTTTTGTAAGGTTAACTGAAGAGTAGGTTTCAAGGTCGATGTAAATATCGTTCATAACAACATCCTTTCAAGTGGGTGTAGGGCAGCAGAGGTTTCCCTCCGCCACCCAACGATTTATATTTATGAAAGGAAGTCTTCTGTATCATCAGCTGTGAAATCCTGTGCAGCAGTTGTTTTGCCACCAAGATGCTCACCGTCACGAACCTTCTGAATGTTGCCGAGACCACAAGCAATACCCTTATTACCATTGCTGTTGAATGCATAGAAGTTAAGGCTTACACGAACATAGCAACCGGAATAAACTTCACTGCGGTCAAGAATAGGCTGTACTGAACGGTCAACAATCTGGGGAGGAGTTGTGCTGTTAGCGTTTACGAAATAAGCATTCTTGTATGCTTCATCATCACGCTCGGTGTCGCCATCACGAAGAGGAAGTTTAAGAGCGCCATCGGGAGGAATTTTACCTCCGAACTTACCGATGCCGAGCTGCTTTGCAGCTTCAACGGCGGCTCTGATTTTTTCGATGGTTTCGGTATCTTTCTTGTCGATGATGAAAGATGCACCGTATTTGGGGGTGCCTCCATTAACGGACTGCGGTTCCCACACATGTTCATAAGAGATACGAACGGGACCAGTTACTACTTTTGTTGATATGATTTTCTTATTAGTCATTATTAATTACCTCGATTTCTGTAAAGTCATTTTTAGCATCTGTAGTCATTATTTCAGGGCGCTTGTCCGATACTGAAACAAGCGTTGGTTTGCCTTGGGGTTTATGTACCAACGAACCAAGGATTTCTTTGAACGTGGTTTTTCCCATGAGCTTTTCCATCTCCGTTATCGAGATGAGGCTCTTCTTGTAAATGTCACGATATCCAGCGGCATAGGCTTTTTCAGCAACAGCCTCTTCATCGGTATATTTCCTTACGGAACGGCTTTCAACGAGCTTGAATCCATTCCACCTTTTGCCGTGATTAATAGCTGCATCCTGGGCATAAGCCTGAATTTCGTTTGCCCACTTGGTGAGGTCGTCAAGGTGAAGAAGAATATCTTCAATCTCCTCATCTGAAAGAAGAGGTGGGAGTTTAAATTCATACTCTGCAAGCTTCATTTTTGCTTCAGCCCTTGCACGACATTTAACAGCAGCTTTACAAAAAGTGCAGTGAGAACCAGGAATGAATTCTCCTTCTCCTTTTGCCGCCAAAGCTGCTCTTGGAATAAGGAACTCCTCTGCCCAAGACATCAAGTCATCGTATGTGATAGTCCAGGTTGAGATATTCTCTCTTCGCGGCTGATAAATGCTCATAGATACATTCTCAATTTCATAAAGGTGGTCATACATCTTTATGGCTCCCAGTGCATAAAGCATCATCTGAGGATTATTAACAGCATCTACGAGAACACCTTGTCCGTACTTGAAGTCGATAATATGAACCAGGTTATCGGCTATAATAACGCAGTCACCTGTACCGAACCCTTCAGGAACGAAACAGGAGTAGTCAAGTTTCTGTTCAATGAGGATAAGGGGGTCAGCACTTTTTTCTTTGGCTTCTGCAATCTTCTCAAGTACGAATTCCACATAGCCGTCGGTGTACATATCCATTTCATCGGAGTCGTACTGTGATGTCGGTTTTCGGGAACGCATCTTAAGTGCCTTGCGAAGTTTGTGTTCACATAAAGCGTGTGCAGCTGTTCCTTCGGCTGCCGCTTCACTTTCTCGGTCATCAAACTCTCTTTCAAGAACAGCTGATGGTGTGCAATTCAGCCATCTGTGAGAAGATGATGCACCGAGCAAGGCGTGTTTATTTGGGGGCATCTGTGAGCTCCTTCGCTTTAGAAATAAGGTCTTCGAAACTTGCAATGTCGACCTTGCTTAAATTCTGCACACCGTAGGAGCGAATAAGTTCTTGAGCTTCAGCTGTAACCTTTGTTCCGAGAATTGCCCTTGCTTCAAGAATCAACTTCTCTTTTTTCTTTTTAAGGTCCTCATCGGTTTCAACTTTCACAGATTCTGTAGGTTCTTCTTTGATGTTTTCATCACAAGGGGGAGTAGCAATAACTGCGTCCACATAAGCCATTAAACTGTCCGAAAGTTTACGAAGGTTCAGAGCTACATCAAGAAGGAGTTTGTCCTTATCCATCACACACACCTCCTTCCTTAACTTCACTGATTGACAGCTTTGATACGCTGTCGCCCGGTACGAGAATTGTTACTTTTCTGCAGTCACCGAGTAGGAAGCGAAGAATACGTTCACGCATCTTTATGGTTTTACAGAAGACAATGCTGTCCGGGGTTGGCTTTTTGGAAACATTGATTTTAAGATTATGTTCCATAGCTTTCAGTCCTTTCCGAGAGGTGGTTATGTAGTCCTCTCACCATATGGAGAAAAAGGGGCATTTTGTCAGGGTGTTTTTAGGCTTTTTTCAGAAATTTTTTAAAAAAATTTTTTAAATCTTTTTTTCGCAGCCTCAATTGACTCGTGAACAGACTGAAATGAGACTCCTTCTGTTTCAGCAATTTCCCTTAATGTCTTTCCCTCGGCAAGCTGTAAAAGGCGTCTCTGCTGAACCTCGGATAATTTTGAAAATGCATACTCGGTTCGTTTGCTTCGCTCTTCTACTTCAGCTTGTTTTTTTGCGGCTATTTCTCTTTTTTCATCTTCCGATGTTATGTAGAAATCCACTGTGTGGTCAGCATATGCCATGCCCTCATACTTAGCTTCATCCGTTGAAACCGGGCAGTAGTATTTGTGGCGATGGTCACTCGCATCTTCTTTCTTGCGACTTTCCTTAATGCTGATGCCTATGTCATCTTCAACCTCTACGGCTGTTCTTTTAATTTCGTAAGTACCTGTCTTTTCGTTGAATGCGTTATATCTGTATTCGATAATCATAAAAATTGCTCCTTTGGATTTTTCTTGAAATCCGCCAGAGCCGCCGAAGATGTCCACCAAAAAGAAAAAGACGGCAGTGTGTGACACACTGATACCTATAATCGGTATTGATATGTCACTGCACGGCCGTCTTGCGTTCTGGCAGATAACTTTTAATATTCTGTTTTTATGCTGCGGTGGTTAAGATGTTTTCAATGTTAAGTGTGCCGTCGGGGTTTGCTGTGATGCGAGTTTTGCATCCTTTTACTACAATCTCCACAACCCTGCGGTCTTCACTTACATCACAGACGCGCTTATTATTAAGGTTGCGAACTTCACTCATAGGCATTTCCTCCTTTCTTTATTTCTGTTGTAAAGCAAAAAGCCGACACAAAACATTCAAGGTATAAACCTCTGAATGCTCGTGCCGGCTTGAACTCACTTGGTTCTGCTCGTCTTTGAGCTGTATATTTTATGCGAATCCCTCACTTGGGGTTTCTGCTTACTTTGTTGTTTCTGCTGCTTGAACAATTTGTGTCATCAGCATTCCTACAGAAATTGTTTCATAGGCGTTTTCTTTAGCTTTCTTTATTCTTAATGCGTATTCCCCGGTTTCAGTTTTTACTGCTTCTCCGAGAGGAATGTGTTCTTTAGGGGTGTAGACCATTTTGTTTTTTTTGGGGGTGTTCTCTTTCATTCAACTTCCTCCTATCGTTGCTTTATTAATATTTTTCATTGAATTTATTTATAAAATCAAGAACTTTGTTATTTATATCCGGTGTTTCGATTCGACGTTCAACTGCGGCATACAACTTGGGTAAGAATATATTAAAATCTAAATGTCGAGCCTTTTCCTCTGTACTTACATCACTATGATTTAATGTTGTACAACATATAGGGTTTGTGTTTTTAAAATCTTTTCCTAATAAATATAATTCGTACACGGTATCTATTGTAGAAGCATACGGGGCTGCAAGTTCTGATAAGTTACTCAAGACTAAAGCGATTTTTCCAACGCCATCGATAGAAGCAACATATATATTTTTACAGGGTGTTGCCGTGTATTTAGGATAGCATAACGATTTATATGTAAGTTCCTCCCAAAATGTTACGCCTACAGTCAAAGGGGAATCTACCGTGCCTAAGCGTATTGGAGTTTTTTTAGAAGACTCTTCAAAAACATCTTTAAAATAGTAGTATGCTTTCCAGTCAATTTCTCCACCTTCTGTAAGTTTTAGTAATTTACAAATGAAATTTAATAGATAGGCATCACCTGGGTTGTGGCTTTCAAAATCAGCAAACAATAATGCATCAACCGATACCTCAAATAAGTTTGCTATTTTTACCAGAGCCTCTATACTTAATGAAGCTTTGTATTGATTTTTTGAAACCCTCGAAAAGTAACCAGTACTTACTCCTGCAGCTTTTTCTACATCACCAATTTTCATATTATTTCTTTTGGTAAGAACATAAATATTATGAAAGAGCTGTCCTTTACTTGTCGCTAACAAAATTTATCAATCCCTTTCTTTGTCGAATACTGCTATTATTATATGCAATATTATTATAAATGTCAGCAGTCGCTGCAATGTTATTGATTTTCGATAGTTAAATTATATCTGAAAGTCACAGTGTTGTCAATATCTATTTGAATTTTACTTCAAGTAATTTATTTGTAATTTATTGTAGATTTGAATTATAGTTCGAATTTTTTCGAATAAATATTATAAAAAAGTTTGTTTTTCGACAAAAGATTCATAAAACAAAATTGTAAAAAGTAACACGGATTTTTCAAAAAAAATCTAATTTTGGTATAACTTACAAAGTTAACATTATATTGTATGTCTTTTAATAGTAATAATTACAAAATTAACTAAACTTATGTTACTTTTTCCAAAAAAATATAGTTTTTGATAGAAAAAACTAATGTTTCAATTAATTTTCTACACATTTATTGTCTAATATCCATTCAATAACACAATTTAGGTATTACTATTTTATGTATACGGTAAGTGACCTACTTCATGTAAAAACGCCGCCAAACTAAAGAATTAGCATTTTCGACGCACAATAATATTGACAGTGATTGTTAACCCGATTTATATGCTTATAATTACACATACATCATACCTGGCATCTTAACATTATCCCTTCCATCAAGTGGCATTTTAAGATTATGCAATAAACAACCGTAAGTAATAGCTTGTTTACCGAAACGGCTGCGAAGGTCCTCAACGGCATCTTCCAGTCGTTCTCTTTTTTCAATTCTCTGAATATCGGTAAAGAAAGATAACTGTTCGGTCGTAGTTTGTGGTACAAGGTTTATTGCTCGAATGGTTACAGCCCTCACGTTAGAATGCCAGATGTGTTTTTCCTTGAAAAGTTGATATCCAGCTTTGGCTATTTCTGAGGGCAGTTGTGTTTTCAGCGGTAATTTGCACTGATACTGTGAGCCGAACAAATCATTACCTCTGACAAATATCTGTACACCGGTAGCGGATAACTGATGCACCCTCAATCGGTGACCGACATCCTGACTCAATGCAAGAATCACCCGCCATACCTCATCATCATTTTCAAGGTCAGAAATGCAGGTAATTCCGTGTCCTACAGATTTTACGGGAGAAACAAAATCTCGGTGCATTACTCTTGAAGAATCCGTGCCGTTGGCATATCTCCAAAGAGCTATACCATTAACACCGAGCAGAAGTTTTAAATATTGAGGATCTGCGTTTGCTACATCCCCGATTGTATGAATACCTACTCTTGCCAATTTAGCTGTTGTGGCTCTTCCGCAGTATATCATTTCACTACAGTCGAGGGGCCACACCTTTTCTTTGAAGTTTTCCTTCCGGATTTCTGTGATTGCATCAGGCTTTTTCATATCACTTCCTAATTTTGCAAATATTTTATTGTACGAAACACCGATACTGACAGTCAACCCTAATTCTTCTCGAACCGAGCGCCTGATTTCTTCAGCTATGGTCATAGCATCTCCGTAAACATATCTGCTGCCTGTTACATCAAGCCAACATTCATCCATACCGAAAGGTTCAATGAGGTCGGTATATCTTTGATAGATAGCCTGGGTTAGCTTTGAGTATTTAAGGTATTGGTCGTATTGGGGCGGGACAACGATTAAATCCTTACATAACTGCTTTGCCTCCCAGTTCACCATTCCTGTTTTTACCCCCGCTTTTTTTGCTTTCTCTGATTTAGCGAGAACAATGCCGTGGCGTTCTTCTGTCGAACCACAGACAGCCACAGCCTTTCCTCTTAATTTAGGGTTAAGCATCATTTCCACCGAAGCATAAAAACAGTTTAAGTCACTATGCAAAATTGCTCTTTCCATCAAGAAAACACCACTTTTCTCAAATTAACTTCCCAAAAAGTATTGACAATGTGAAGTTGAGAGGTGTATAATCAATGCGTAACTTCTCAAACTTCTCATAATTTTATGTTAGCGACAAAAAATGTGTTTGTCAATACCTTTTGTGATTTTGGAGAAGTTACAACTGAAAATTTTTATGGAGGGAATGATTATGACTTTTTCCGACAAAGTAAAAAGAGCCAGAGAAGTAGCAGGCTTAACTCAAGATGAACTTGCCCAAGCAATAGGTGTTTCTCGCCGTACAATCACTGCTTATGAATCCGAAGGAGCAGTGGCAAGACGTTCTACCACAGAAAAACTCGCATACGCTCTTAAGGTATCTGTAAAATACCTCACAGATGAAAAATGCACAGACCCCTTGGCAGAAATTGAAAAAGATGAATACATTGAACAAGCTCGTGCTTTATATGGTTCAAAGGGTGTTCGTGATATGGATGAACTTCTCAAAGACAATGCAGCCCTGTTTGCAGGTGGCGACCTTTCGCAAGACCAGAAAGATGCCTTCTTTGAAGCCGTTATGAAAGCTTACATAACTTGTAAAGAAGAAGCTAAAATTAAGTTCGGCAGCAAGAACAATGGTTAAGTCCGTATTTTGGGACAGTAAAGATGTTAAACTTTATATGTGGGGATTGAATGCCCTCATTACATAATGTATAATTATTTTTGCAAATTGGTAGTCACATTATTATGGAGGTAGGTGTGTTTTATGGAAGATAGTAATATTATTCTTTTTCCTGACTTTGAAGCGTTGAAAAAAGAAGTGGAGAAGTTGAGAACAGAGATATCAATGCTCCTACTTGAAAGAGACGAGCTCAAATTAGTAGTTTGTAAAAATATAGAAACTGCATATATGTTAGCCCTTGGCAGTCTTGAATATAAGGCTTATGAATTGCATTGTGCTGTATTGCGTTTAAAAAGAAAAATAGACCTTATCCAAGCAAAAAAGAATCGCCAGGAAAAGGTTGTTCTTATTGATATTGATGAACAGCTCGATGAGGAATTTGCTGAATATCAACAGCACCTCGATGAACAAATTGACAAAATGAATAAGGCGCTCGACCACAGTAAAGGTACACCCCTCACTGCAGAAGAGACAATAGAAATAAAGAAAGTTTATCGTAATATTGTGAAAGCACTCCATCCTGACTTGCATCCTGATGTTACACTTGCCCAACTGCAACTGTTCCAAAATGCAGTTCAGGCGTATGAAAACGGTGACTTGAATAGCTTGCGAATTATCCACGAAATGGTCGCAGACCCTGTTATACCGGAAGTCGGAGAAAATGGTATGGCATTGTTAACCAAAGAAAAAGAGCGTCTTACAAAATCCCTCGAACTTATCCATCAACAGATTTCAGAAATCAAATCAGAGTACCCGTACACTATGAAAGACGTTGTAAACAACCCGGAAAAGATAGAAGAAAAGAAGACCGAACTACAAAGCCTAATTGAAGAACTGAAAGAAGTATATGATTGGTACGAGGCTCGAATAAAAGAATTATTAAGGTGATAATATGAGTGATATTATAAAAAGTGATGAAGGCGGACTCGTTGGCTTGTTCCACGGAAAAGGAGGAGGCTTATCAATTCCTAAGCCATTTGAAAAAGACATCTACCTTTTTGATAGCTATGTTGCAGGAACAACGCACATTCCGGGAATTGAAGAGCTTGAACCACATTTGAATGTTGATGACAAACTTAATTTTTACCGTGAACCGGATAACAAGTACGACCCTAAAGCTATCGTTATAAAAAACAGCGATGGTATAAAAATAGGTTATGTGCCAAAAGAGGATAATGTTATATTTTCCCGTTTGATGGATGCAGGGAAATTGTTGTTCGGTAGAATCACCCAAAAAGAGAAAAAAGGAAAATGGCTGAAGATAAATATTAAGATTTACCTTCATGAGTAAAATACCTTATATCATTATAATGTAAAGGAGGGTTGGCATTGACCTACGAGGAAATCCATACTTCGGTTGAAACTCTTGTAAAAAAATATGAAGAGCGTGACCCATTTAAACTGTGTCGTGCAATGGGTATTATTTTGCTTTTTCAATCGTTAGGTACTGCACCAGATGCAATAAAAGGTTTCTTTCTTGAAAGCAAGCGAATCCGAACTATTACGGTCAACTCTGACCTCCCAGAAGTAATACAAAGAATAATAGTGGCTCACGAATTATGCCACGCAGAAAATCATCGAAAAAGCGGCATCCACGCTTTCCATGAAGTAGCAATGTTCGACCAGACCTCTGTCTATGAAAAAGACGCCAATCTTTTTGCCGCCGAACTACTTCTTGAGGATAAGGATGTACTTGAGGCTTTGAACCAAGATACAACCTTCTTCACAGCCGCAGCATCACTGCGTGTTCCGGCAGAACTTTTAGACTTTAAGTTCCGTGTTATGAAATGGAAAGGTTTTATGTTAGTTGAGCCACCAACAAACGCCCGTAGTAATTTTATGCGTAACATGGAGGTTCCTGAAAATGCAGACTACTACTGCTAAACCTATAAAAGTTTATGTAGCCGTTAAGACGGATTTTTCTGAAGACGGCACAATGCTTCCAAGGGAAATCACCTGGGAAGATGGAGAGAAATTTACAATTGAACGAATCCTTGATATAAGACAAGCACCTGCTATGAAAGCCGGCGGTCAAGGTGACAGATACACAATATTAATCAAAGGAAAACAAAGCTATCTTTTCTTTGAAAGAAGTACGAACCTTACTGGAAATTACATTGGTAGATGGTTTGTTGAGCGGAAGATTGCGTAAGAGAACAAGAGAAAAAGACATATGGGTTTTTATCTATATTCGTCTTTTTCTCTTTTTCGGTCCAAATAAATGTACTTGAAGAAAATGTACTATAAAAAGCATTGTTTATTAGGAAATTTTGTGCTATTATGTATAAGTATTATTGTAATGAATCTCAAGTGGAATTAAAGGGGTTAGATTATGAAGTTAAAGGAATTATCTGCGGACGGAAAAATAGCATATTTGATTAAACCTATCTTAAAAGTTTTACAAGCAGCTGGCGGACAGCTTGAGCGTTCTGAAATTAAAGAAAGAATTGCCGATATGGATGACCAAATTGCTGACTATGCTGAACTTGAAAAGACATCCAAGAAAACAGGAAATACATACAAAGAATTCAATTTTAAATTCAACTTTGCGATTAAAGATTTGTATTTCATTGGATTATTAACCTATACAGATACTTCTCCCGTCACTTTGACTGAAAAAGGTTTATATCTTGATGTTGATGCTCTTAATGTTCAAAAAGATGTTATTGAAGCGTCAAAGGTACACTGGGAAGAAATAAGCAAAAACAATAAGAAAAATAGGGTTGTTGATGTTTCAGATAGTGAAGAAGAAACTCAAGCGGAAGAAAAAATTAAGGACGATTTCAAGGAAATCCTTCTTGCGGCTATTTCAAAAATGTCTCCTAAGAAGTTTGAAGCTTTCTCAAGAGCGTTACTTAATAAAATGGGAGTCGAATTCACAGAGAAAGGTGTTCAAATCAGTAATGATGGCGGTATAGATGGATATGGTTATCATATAGATGCAAATGATTTTAGAACAACAAGAGTTGTTATTCAGTGCAAAAGATACAATGTAGCACCCGTTAGAGAACCTGAAATCAATCAGTTCTTAGGGGCTATGAATAAATATCAAGCTGATTATGGTGTGTTTATTACAAATGGTAGATTTACAAATGCTGCAAGAATCGCCGCAAGAGAAGGTTCGCCAATTACTTTAATTGATGGCAATGAGCTTGTAAGACTTGTAAAGAGATATGAGCTTTACATAACGCCAGTACAAACTTATGTTTTAGATGATTTTTATAATAGCGAAGAATAATTTTTTTTATCATCAACTTCCGATAATTTTTATTATATAGAAGTTGTATTAAGGAGGGCGTAAATATGAGTCCCGTATTAAGCAAAAAACAAATGACAGAAGAAGATATTAAGCTTCAGTACATAACCCCAGCTATACAAAGCAAATGGGGTCTTGACAGTATGACTATGGAAACAAGAATCACCGATGGTCGTATTAACCTTAAAGGTAATCTTGTTGCAAGAGAAAAGCCAAAAAAAGCTGACTATGTTTTGTATCTTAATAAGTACAAGCCCATTGCCATTGTTGAAGCAAAAGATAACAACCATTCTATCTCATATGGACTTCAGCAGGCTAAAACATATGCACAAATGCTTGATGTTCCCTTTGCTTACAGCTCAAACGGTGACGGTTTTCAAGAATACGACTTTTTAACAGGAGTAGAGCGAGAACTCTCTATGGATGAGTTTCCCACAGCTGATGAATTAACAGCCCGTTGGGAAGCACAAGGCATAACTGATAATGAAAAGAAGGTAATTGCACAGCCTTACTATTCAAGTCAGAATACCTATGACCCTCGTTATTATCAGCGCAATGCAATTAACCGTACTGTTGAGGCAATCGCAAAGGGTCAAGACCGTCTTTTGCTTGTTATGGCTACAGGCACGGGCAAAACATATACCGCTTTCCAGATTGTATATCGTCTGTTGAAGAGCAATCTCAAGAAAAAGGTATTATACCTTGCGGACAGAAACATTCTTGTTGACCAATCTATTCAGCAGGACTTTTCACCACTTGAAAAAACTATACATAAAATCAATTTTGCAAAAGATGACCCTGTTACAATAACTTCTCACGAAGTGTATTTTTCTCTTTATCAGCAGCTTGCCGGAAATAGCAATGATGAGGATGATGAAACTGGCGGCGAAGATGCTGTTGAGCGTTTTGCTAAGCTCTTCAATAAAGATTTCTTTGACCTCATTATAGTAGATGAGTGTCACAGAGGCTCGGCAAAAAAAGACAGCAACTGGCGTAAAATTCTTGAATATTTCTCATCAGCTACGCAGATTGGTATGACAGCAACACCAAAGGAAACAAAGTATATTTCGAACATTGATTACTTTGGTGAACCGATATACACCTACAGCCTTCGTGAAGGCATTGAAGACGGTTTCCTTGCACCGTTTAAAGTTATAAATATCAAAACAAACATCGGTGAGGGATGGAGACCTTATAAGGGGCAGCTTGATAAAAACGGCTATGAAATAGAAGATAAAATTTATACCAACAGTGATTTTGACTACAACATCATTCTCGAAGACCGTACCTATGAGGTCGCAAGAGAAATTACTGAATATCTTAAGAGTACCGACAGAATGCAGAAAACCATTGTTTTCTGTGCAACAGAGGACCACGCTGAAAGAATGCGAATTGCCCTTAATAATCTTAATGCCGATATGTGCAAAGAGAATCCTGATTATGTTGTTCGTATCACGGGTTCTGACGCATATGGAAAAAGCAAACTTGATTATTTTATATCTGTTTCAGCGCCATATCCTGTTATTGCAACAACATCAAAGTTGCTTTCCACAGGCGCGGATTGTAAGATGACTAAACTTATTGTTCTTGATGAAATGATTAGTTCTATGACTGAATTCAAGCAGATTATAGGTCGTGGAACTCGTCTTCGTGAAAAAGAAGGTAAAAATCATTTTGTTGTTATGGATTTCCGTAATGTAACACGTCTTTTTGCCGACCCTGATTGGGACGGCCCCATTGAGACGGTTGACGGATATGACCCTGACCACAAGCCTGGTGGCGGAGGTTCAGGCAGCGGTGGAGGTCTTACTCCTCCGGTTGTTCCCACTGAAAAATATATAGTAGATGAAAGAGGCTGCAATGTTCAAATTTTAGGTAAAACAGTTTCTGTTTACGATGCAAATGGAAAGCTTCTTCGTCAGGAAAGCATAGTTGACTATACTAAATCTAATATTCTTGGTAAATATGCTTCTCTTGATAATTTCATCCGTCAGTGGACCGCTGAGGAAAAGAAAGAGGCTATTAAGAACCTGCTTGCAGAACAAGGGATTGATTTGCAGCAGATGAAAGAAGAACAAGGAATGGAAGCTGTTGATGATTTCGACTTTATCTGCCATGTCGCTTATGATAAAAAGCCTCTTACACGCCGTGAGCGTGCTAACAATGTTAAGAAGCGTGATTTCTTAAGCAAATACAGTGGTGTAGCAAGAGAAGTCCTCGAAACCTTACTTGACAGATATATGAATACAGGCATTTACGAAATAGAAAAAACAGAGGTTCTTAAACTTGAAGACTTTAAAAAATATGGTAAACCTTCAAAAATCGCATCATATTTCGGTGGCAAAGACGGATATTTAAAAGCGATAAAAGAACTTGAAGAAGAATTATATAAGGTAGGTTAAAATAATGAGCTTATCAAATTTTGTAAAAAGAATAAGAGATATAATGCGTAACGATGCCGGTATCAACGGTGATGCACAGCGTATCGAACAGATGGCATGGATGCTTTTTTTAAAGGTTTATGACGCCAAAGAAAAAGACTGGGAATTTGACGACGAAGATTATGTATCAATTATCCCCGAAGAATGTCGTTGGAGTAATTGGGCTGTCGATGACCGCTCTGGTAATGCAATGACAGGTGATAATCTTCTTAATTTTGTCAACAACACTCTGTTTCCCACACTCAAGGGCTTATCTGTCAGCAAAGATACACCCATAAAAAAATCTATCGTTAAGACAACTTTTGAAGATGCAAACAACTATATGAAGGACGGTGTTCTTCTTCGTCAGGTTATCAATGTTATTGATGAGCTTGAGCTTGATGATTATGAGGAAAGCCACGCCTTCGGTGATATTTATGAAACTATACTTAAAGAGCTTCAGAGTGCCGGTTCTTCAGGTGAGTTCTATACTCCTCGTGCTGTAACTGATTTTATGGCTAAAATGATTAAACCCCAAATCGGTGAAAATGTCGCTGACTTCGCTTGCGGTACAGGTGGTTTCCTTACAAGCTGGCTCAAAGAACTTTCAGCTCATATTGAAACAACCGAAGACCAGGAAAAATACGATAATTCAATTTACGGCATCGAAAAGAAGCAGTTCCCGTATATGCTTTGCATTACAAATATGCTTCTTCACGGTATTGATGTTCCGAAGATTTATCACGACAACTCCTTGCTTCGTGATGTGCTTGACTACACAGAAGAAGACCAGTTTGAAGTTATTCTTATGAACCCTCCTTATGGTGGCAACGAAAAGAACGAAGTGAAAAATCACTTCCCGTCAGATCTTGCAAGCAGTGAAACTGCTGACCTTTTTATGTCAGTTATTATGTACAGACTCAAAAAGAATGGTCGTGCAGCTGTTATTCTTCCTGACGGTTTCCTTTTCGGTACAGATAATGCAAAAGTAGCTATCAAGAAAAAGCTTCTTTCAGAGTTTAATCTTCATACTGTTATCCGTATGCCTCACAGCGTTTTTGCACCTTATACATCAATTACTACAAATATTCTTTTCTTTGACAGAACAGGCCCCACAACAGAAACTTGGTTCTACCGCCTTGATATGCCTGAAGGTTATAAAAACTTCTCAAAGACAAAGCCGATGGAACTCAAGCATTTTGCTCCTGCTATGGATTGGTGGGAAAATCGTGAAGAAATCGCAGTTGATGGTTTTGACAAAGCAAAGAAATACACTGTTGAAGAGATTGCTGAAAAGAATTATAACATTGACCTTTGTGGTTATCCTCATGAGGAAGAAGAAATACTTCCTCCAAAAGAGCTCATTCAACAGTATCAGGCAAAAAGAGCAAGTCTTAATGCTGATATTGACCGCATTCTTGCACAGATTACTGATATTTTAGGAATCGATATTACGGAGGAATAATAATGACCGGACAACAGCTTAAAAATTCTATATTACAAATGGCTGTTCAGGGCAAACTTGTTCCGCAGGACCCGAATGATGAACCTGCTTCTGTTCTTTTGGAACGCATAAGAGCAGAAAAGGAAGCCTTGATAAAAGCCGGTAAAATCAAGAAAGAAAAGAATCCTTCTGTAATATTCCGTGGTGCCGATAATTTGCCTTATGAG